CAATGCTCTTGCCCTCACGGGTTCTGAAGCAGTGCCGATTGTCCAAAACGGCGTCACCATGCAAACAAGCACGGCGTCAATTGCGGCTGTCCCAAATCAGCAATACACCTTTTTGACGGCCACGCAACAAACTGGCTTGGCCAACTCGCGCTATTTGGCTGTGGGCAGTGGTTTGTCAATCACCGACAACGGTGCGCAGAGCACTTTGTCTATCTCGTTGACAGGTTCGGTGCCAAGTTTGAACTCTGTGGGCAATGGATTGATGGCCAAAACGGCCACAAACACGCTTACAGCGCGTCAAATCACTGTCGGCAATGGGTTGGCAGTCACCAATGGCGATGGCGTCGCTGCGAACCCACAAATCAATCTTGGTTCATACCTCACCAGCTTTCAATCAACGTCTAGTTCAACTGGCTTGCTCGGCGTAAGCGGCGGTTCGTTTACGTCAAGAGCGATTGTTGGCACATCTGGCAACATCAATGTGGCCAATGGAGACGCCTCGACGGGCAATCCAACCATCAACTTGATCGCCACGGGCACATCAACAGGCACTTTTGGTTCGACAACCGCAATTCCAGTGGTCACGGTTGATTCCTTTGGCCGCATCACGTCAATCAGCACTGCATCGGCGATTGCTGGTGGCACGGTAACTGAAATTGACACGGGAACTGGCCTCACAGGTGGGCCGATCACATCGTCTGGCACTATTTCTCTGGCAAACACAGCCGTGACCGCTGGGACGTATGGCTCGGCCACCCAAGTCGGCATTTTCACGGTCAACGCCCAAGGCCAACTGACTGCGGCCAGCAACACCACGGTGACGCCTGCATGGTCGTCCATCACGTCAACCCCAACAACAATTGCTGGGTACGGCATCACCGACGCAGTTTCGTTGGCTGGGTCGCAAACGCTGACCAACAAGACGATCAGCGGCGCAAGCAACACGCTGACCAACATTGGCAACGGTTCGCTCACCAATAGCACCATCACCATCAACGGCAATGTGACCTCGCTTGGCGGCTCTGTGAGCGTTGGCACGGTGACTTCGGTGGCTGGCACAGGCTCGGTTAACGGCATCACGCTCACTGGTTCGGTGACGGCAAGCGGCAGCCTAACCCTTGGCGGCACGTTGAGCGGGATTGGCAACAGCCAGTTGACCAATAGCTCAATCACCATCAATGGCAACTCGGTGTCGCTGGGCGGATCAACCACGGTGACTGCGTCCACCACCAGCACGTTGACGATTGGCACAGGCCTGAGCGGAACAAGTTTCAATGGCTCCGCCCCAGTCACCATCGCAATTGCAAACACTGGCGTGAGTGCAGGCACATATGGCTCGGCAACAGCCATTCCATCCATCACGGTGAATGCGCAAGGTCAGATCACATCCATCAACACCAACCCGCTGAACATGCCTGCCTATCAAGGCACATGGAACGCTTCTACCAATAGCCCCACGCTGACCTCGGGCGTTGGCACAAACAACAATTACTACGTGGTGTCCACCGCTGGTACAACTACGTTGAACGGAATTTCTCTTTGGTCTGTGGGCGATTGGGCAATCTTCAATGGAACGACCAACGCTTGGGAGAAAATCAACGGATCAAGCTCTGAGGCTTTCACGTCTTTGACCGTGACTGGCCTGACTGGCTATATGTACGCCAACGGCAGCAGCGCGGTGACGGCATCAACCACGATACCCACCACGGCATTGAGCGGCACAATCACCAATGCGCAACTGGCTAACTCAACAATTTCTGGCGTGGCGCTGGGTTCAAATTTGAACGCGCTAACGATTGGCACTGGATTGTCTGGCACGAGCTACAACGGTTCTGGCGCAGTGACGATTGCCATATCCAACACCACGGTGACGGCTGGCAGCTACACCAATGCGTCCTTGACCGTCAATGCGCAAGGCCAGATCACAGCAGCTTCAAATGGCACAGCACCCGTCACGTCAATCAGCTTTGGCACAATGGGTTTGACGCCATCCACAGCGACTTCTGGTGCGGTGACCGTGGCTGGCACGCTGGTGGTTGGCAACGGTGGTACTGGCGTGGCAACGCTGTCTGGCTTGGCCTATGGCAACGGAACATCGGCATTCACTGCCGCAACTGCTGCGCAAGTTGTTGCTGTGATTGGTTCAACCGCAGTCACAAATGCAACGAATGCAACAAACACTGGCATCACCGCCGCAACGACAGGGGCAACAAACTACCTGACATTCGTTACTGCCACTAGTGGAAACCTCCCACAATTGGTAAACTCTTCAATAACTTGCAACGCAGCAAATGGCACAATTACGGGTGGCGTTTCTGGCGGTGCTTTCTAAGGAAAAAACATGTCTCAAAGCGGATTTACACCGGTCCTGATTTACGCAAGTGGCACAACTGGAAACTCTCCATCTGCCGCCAACTTGACAAGCAGTTCTCAAGGCGCTGAATTGGCGCTGAACTACTTCGATGGCAAGTTGTTCTACAAAGATGCGTCAGGCAACGTGCAAGTGTTGGCAACAAAAGGAACTGGACCAATCGGAGGTTCAAACACTCAAATCCAATACAACTCAAGTGGCGCATTGGCTGGTTCAGCAAATTTGACATTTGACGGAACAAATTTAGCCATTGGCGGCTCTCCAGTTTCCTCAAAAGGTCAACTGCAAGTTGGAACAATTGGATACACAGACACTGGCGTTTTGGCTGGCTTTGCATCAAGCGTTGCGGGGTACAACCAGGTCATTTTGCAAAACACCAACTCTGGTGCTACAGCATCGACCAACTTCAACGTATCAAACGACCAAGGCTCTGCCACAACCAACTATGGTGAGTTTGGCATCAACTCATCTGGTTTTTCAGGCTCTGGATTCAGCACCGCAGGCTGGACGTATTTAGCTTCGGCATCGACAGACTTGGCTATTGGCACATACGGCTCTAACGCAATCCATTTCATTGTCAACAGCGGCACAACTGACGCAATGACAATCAGTTCTGCTGGTGCGGTGTCTTTGCCGGGCGGCACAGCTAACGGAATAGCCTATCTCAATGGCTCTAAGGTGCTGACTACGGGGTCTGCGCTGACGTTTGATGGCACTAACTTAGGTATTGGTACAAGTTCGCCTGCTTACAAGTTGGATGTATCAGGTGGCATTAGAAGCACTTTAGACGCTTCTATTCACGGTCTTACTGTTGGTCAAGGTTCTGGTTCTGTATCTAGCAACACAGCGGTTGGTAATAGTGCTTTGGTGAGCAATACTACAGGAGCAAACAACACTGCCACTGGCTATCAGGCAGGTTACTCCAGCGCAACTTCAAATGGTAATGTGTTTAATGGTTATCAATCAGGATACACATCAACTGGAGCGCAAAATACTTTTGTTGGTTCTATTGCTGGTTATTACAATGCGGCTGGAGCTGGAAATACTGCCGTTGGTAATAGTGCGTATGCTTCTGGTGGAACTACTGCTGGAGGTAATTACAACACAGCGATTGGAGCAAGTGCGCTTCAAGCCAACACCACAGGTTCAAACAGCACTGCCGTAGGTTATCAGGCTGGTTACGGTAACACAACAGGCGGCGTTGATGCCTTTGGTTATCAAGCACTAAGCTTCAACTCAACTGGCGTTAACAACGCAGCTTTTGGTCAGTTGGCGTTATATGCAAACACGACTGGTGTGAGCAACACCGCCGTTGGCGCAGGTTCATCAACCAACAGTAACCGTGGCGCTTTGGGATACAACACCACAGGTTCGTACAACACTGCATTTGGTACGTTTGCATTGTTGAACAACACTACAGCATCAAACAACACTGCTGTGGGTTATCAGGCTCTTTTCAGCCAAACAACACCGGCATACGGAAATCAAGCGTTTGGTTATCAAGCAGGGTATTCAATAACAACTGGTGTAGCAAACACATTGATTGGCAATCTTGCTGGTTATGGTGTGACAACTGGCAGCGGCAACACTATGGTCGGGCCGGGTAACTGGGCAAGCGGTAACGCTGTTGGTCAGTTAATGACCACCGGCTCAAACAACACACTACTTGGCGGTTTCAACGGCAACCAAAATAGCCTAGACATCCGCACATCAAGTGGAAACTTGGTGCTTTCTTCTGGGGCAGGTACGCCATTAGTGTGGTATGTGGGCGGCGGGATTTATAACGCTAACAACACCACTACTTGGAACACCACCTCTGACGCCCGTGTTAAGAAGAATGTTGTTCCACTAGCTAAAGGGCTGGATGTTATCAATGCCTTGAATCCTGTCGAATTTGATTACATTATTGGCGGCAAACATGATGTTGCTTTCTTGGCTCAGGAATATGAAAAAGTCCTGCCAGAACAAGTGTCAGAAACAACAGACATCACTGACGAAATCAAAGCATTGACTAACGGTGAACCCTTGAAGCAACTTCAACAAAATCTTGTGCCTTACTTGGTTAAAGCTGTGCAAGAACTATCGGCGCAAGTAGCGCAACTTCAATCTCAATTGAAAGGAAATTAAAATGGCTACCTACACCACAACCATCAATACGATGTACACGATTCCAAATCCAACTGGGTATGTCGTGAACGTGCTGTTCACTGTCAGCGGTACTGACGGAACTCATACAGCCACGATTGATGGCAACTGCCAGTTCACGCCCACAGAAGGTCAAAGCATCACGCCTTACAACGAGCTGACCCAACAAACAGTTTTGGGCTGGGTTAACGAGGCAACAAACAACTTTGCCAACTACCACGCCAACATTGACGGACAGATTGCCAGCATGGTGACGCCACCTGTTAGCCCTGCTGTTACGCCATTGCCTTGGGCTGCGGCATAATTTAAAAGGGGTCAACCCGCTGCCCCTACACAGCGGGACTAGGAGAATGAGATGAACGAAATCAAACTGTCAACTGACTTGGTCAATGCAATTTTGCAATACCTTGGCAACCGCCCTTACGTGGAAACCGTTGGGCTGATCCAAGGCATTCAAAAGCAAGCCGCCGACCAAGGCGCACAACCCGCTCAAGCTGAAACACCCGCAGCGGAGTGAGGCATGGACACCACCGAGACTAAGCTGGCCGTGCATGAGGCCATTTGCGCCGAACGCTATGCCCACATCAAGGGTTCGCTCAGTGATGGCGAAAAGCGCATGACAAAGATCGAATACCTCTTGTATGCGGTCATTGCTTGCGTGCTGCTTGGTCCGGGGGTGGCCGCCGCCATCATTCACAAGTTGTTTGGTGTCTAAGATGTGGAACCCATCTCAATGCTCATGGCGGCTGTCGCAGCAGTGCGGCAGATCAAAAAGGGCTGCGAGATGCTCCGAGAAGGCCGTGCTGAGATCGACGGATTCAAAAAGTCCATTGAGCAAGGCATTGGAGATGCCAAGGCAATCTTCAAAGAGGTCACGGGACTTTGGGGCTGGGTCAAAAGCCTATTTGGCGTCAAGCCTGCCCCAAAAGTTTCTGAAATTGTTCAGTTGCCTCAGTCGGTTCAACCGACTAAAACACCAAAAAGAACACAAAAAGAACCTGAACTGTCATACGAAGAGTTTCAGTTTAAGGTTATTGTTGATGTCAGCGAACAACTGGGTGTCTTCTTTGACATTCACCAAAAGCTCACTACGCAGTTTCATGACATGGAGCTGGACTCGCAAGACGTCTACGACCCCCATGCAAACCTTGCGACTCGTGCTGTGCAGCGTGTCACCGTGGGGTTACAGCTTGAGATACTGACCACCCAAATTCGAGAGGCTATGGTGTATGCGCCCCCTGAGCTGAAGGACATATACACGAGGTTTCTTGAAGCGTACAACCAGATTGTCGATGAGCAGGAATTTGCCCGACTTGAACAACTCAGAAAGGCAAACGAATCAAGATGGCTACGCGAGGAAATGCGCAACTTTCAAATCGACTTGGCAATGGCTCTGGTCGCGGTGGCAACGGTGATCGTGATTCTGTGGACAATGCTGTTGGGCGTCGCCTCGCGGAGAGAAACTCTTCTTACTTCCTCGTTGGAATGGTCTTGTTCGCCGTGGTGTGCTTCATCCTCTTACCCATTGAGGTGATGATGCTCATGGACATCAAGACCACCAATGTGAGGTCGCAAGAAGCGTTGGCCGAGGCAAAAAAGATCAGGGCTGAGTTGAAGCAAAAAAAGGACAACGAATGAAACTTTGTATAGTTATTTTTTTGTGTTGGATACTTACTGGATGTTTTGACGATCGTTACCGCTACGCATGCCAAGACCCTGCGCACTTCAAAGACGAACAATGTCAGCACCCCGCCTGCGAGTTTTCGCAAACTTGCACCGAGTATCTTGTAGCCCCTATCTTGGAGAAGAAAATTGAAGGAAATCCTGCTCAAGCTCCTGTCCAGCAACAATGCACGTCTCAGTGCCGATGAGATAGACGTCCGAGTTCGGGCGTTTGTTGTCATCATGGTAACGCTCATTTTTGCGTTTATCACCTTTGCCTTGCTGTACTCGGTGACCTTTGTCACCCAGCCAATCAAACAGATGGCTCCGATTGATCAGGCGTACACCAAGATGCTCAACGACATCGTGCTGCTCATCGTGGGCGGCATCGGCGGCATCTTGACCAAAGGCGTTAGCAATGAGGCCAAAGACATGATGAACGCGGCCAAGGCCAACACAGCGGCTTACGTCGCCCCGCCGCCACCTCCGCCTGCCCCAATCGTGATGATGGCTCCTACGGCTGGTTGGACGCCCCCACCAGCCCCTATGACGCCTCCGCATTATCTTGAGTCTGACGAAGAACGTTCAGCCATGGCAGAAGCCCGTCAAAGCGTGAAAGGCTGATATGTTTAGCTTGTTCAACCCCTACGTCCTGATTGGCATCGCAGCCTTGGTGGCGGCCTCCTTCTTTGAGGGGCACCACATTGCCTACCTTGAGCAAGAGGCTGAGATTGCCAAGCTCAACGAGAAGGCGCGTGGGCTTGAGCAAGAAGCCGCCCAGCGCGTCACCGACCTATCAACCAAACTTGTGAAGGCCAACCAAGATGCCAAATCTCAAATTCAAAAGCGTGATGCTGACATTGCCTCTGGCAAGTTGCGGCTTTCTATCGCCACCAGCGCCGTACCAGCCGCCTCAGATGCCTCCCCTTCCTGCGGAAATAGCGTTCAAGCAAGAGCCGAACTTGACCCAGCGGCTGCTCAATCTCTTGTCGCCATCACAGACCAAGGCGATGCCAACACAAGGCAACTGAATGCCTGCATTGACGCCTACATGGAAGTCTTCAAAGTGATGAACGGGGGTAAAAAATGATTACGGCCGCACAGCTACATCAATTAGGAATTGGTGCTGAATGGGTTGACCCCCTCAATGAGACGTTTGCCAAGTTTGGCATTGCCACCGTGGATCAGCAGGCGGCGTTCATCGGCCAGTGCAGCCATGAGTGCAATCACTTCAAGACTTTGGAGGAGAATCTGAACTACAAGGCCGAGACGTTGCATAAACTCTGGCCACAACGGTTCCCAACCATGGAGATTGCAAATGCCTACTCGCACCAGCCGCAACGCATCGCCAACAAAGTTTACGCCTCACGCATGGGCAATCGTGATGAAGCGTCTGGGGACGGGTATCGGTTCCGAGGTCGGGGTGCGATCCAGCTTACCGGGCA